TGAGCAAACGAAAGCTCCAAGGCGTCCTGCATTTCTTCCAGTGCCCTCTTCAACATCCACAATCTCCAAACTAGCTTCAATAAATGGTTTTAGTTTAAGCCAAGCAAAACTGCGTTTACATTCGTATGGGGCATCTAAATCTTTGATCATGATGCCTTCATAACCGCCTTTGATTGCATCTGCATTGATTTCACTGAAACGACGTTGCCCTTCGTCAGTGTCCAAGTCTACAGTTTCTTGCCCAACAATTTCAATATTGGGGGTTTCCTCTAGCCAAAGATTTTTCCAAGCACGTAATTTTTTACTGCGTTTTTCTTGGCCTTTATTCCAACGTCCGTGTTCAAATGCAAATAAAGGAATAAAATCAAACAAGTGTAGTACAGCATCTTGGCTTTGAACGTTACTTTTACGATGTACTTGTTTCATTAAATCTTGAAAACTACTGCTCATTACTTCGCCGTCCAAGACCACAGGTTCAGTAATGCCAGTCACTGTCCTTCTAAGTTGTTCTACAATATGTGGGAAGTTCAGGAGTTCTTTACCATTACGGCTAAACTGATCCACTCGACCATCTGGATAAAGTACAGAAAGTACGCGAACACCGTCCAGTTTAACTTCAATACACTTCTTTCCTGAAACTCGTGATTCGTGACCACTACTATCATGAGCGAGTTGACAAGCAAAAGTAGGGATAACATAGTCTGCATAATGTTTCTTTGTTACTTTGTTAATAGTCACTTCGCTGACGCCGCAACGAAGATCTTTGATTAAGATACGACGATACCAACCATTCCATTGTTTTTGAGTCGCTGACAACATAAGATGTTGAATCATATCACGGGCCATATTGCCAGTAATTTGACGGTTAACAAATCCTGTAATGGCCAATGTAAAGGCGTCCCAAGACAGGCCTGTTGGACTGGTTTGTGGATCCTTGTCAGTCTTTTCCGGCACTTTTTTAATGCCAAAAGTAATCATGGGATCCAATGCCAGCTTGAATCCCTCAAACAGTTCTCGATTACCTTGTTCAGCCTGAGCAAGAATAATAGCTTCTTTGTTCAAGCGACTAGGGTGTTGTTCCAAAGCGGATATTACAAGTTCACAAGGGTCAGCCATTTCAGTCCTAGATTGGTTGTACAATGTGTATATTATATATGCTTGGAATTAATAAGTCAAGTGTCTATCAGTTCGAAATGGTTTATCTATGTCGATATTAGGCAGATAAGCGACAATTTTTCTTTTCAAACTTTTTATTACTGGATGTTCATGATTGTGTTCAAACACTTCCATATAACTTTTGAAAGCATTATGACGGGATTTACGGTAGTTGTTAGTGTCTAGCCATGTTTTACTACTGTTAATATCATTGCCAAATTTGTGCCAAAGATCTGTAGCTATGTTAAAAGCATATGCACCGACTTCATCTCTATGACCATAATATTCCTGATTGCCATTTTGGCTATGGGCTATAGTAGCATGTCCTTTAAGCTCTTTCCAACCTCTAGAACGATATTGACGCATATGTATCATTTCGTGGAATACAACATCCACTATGAGTTTGGACAATCTTTTGTGATTAATATAGGTAAGATCAATGTGTGTATCTTTGTTATTGAAATGAAATTCTATTTGAATAGGTGTCAATCCTTCTAGATCTCTGTCACTGAAATAAAAGCCACTGACATACAGTTCGCCTGGGCCTATTTTGGCACTACGGCAATTTCTTATATTAACAGGGATTAAGCTTTTGAGATGTTTGCTGGTATTTTTTTGTAGAGTTTTAATTTCTACGTTTTCTAATTCGTTGGAGAGTAGATTTCCCAGCACTTGATTATACAGTGCGTTTTGTGTTAGTTCGAACCAGTTAAAACCTCGTCTTGCCATACACACCTCACACTGTATTTATTCATTTTCTACTTTGGGCGTTTGGCTACAATCTCATCAATCAATCCATAGTCCAGTGCTTCTTGAGCACTCATAAACCTATCACGTTCCATGTCACGAGTAAGCTCATCAAAAGTCTTACCTTTGGTATTGTGTCGAACATAGATATCAGTCAAGTACTTTTTCATTTTGAGAATTTCTTCAACTTGAATCTGCATGTCCGTAGCCTGTCCACGAGCACCGCCGCTGGGTTGGTGAATCATGTGTCGTGCATTGGGTAGGATTTTACGTTTACCAGATGCACCAGCCTGTGCTAGCAAACTGCCCATGCTACAGGCCTGTCCCATGACAATAGTCTGCACATCGGGCTTAATGAATTGCATAGTATCGTAGATAGCCATGCCTGCTGTTACGCTGCCACCTGGGCTGTTGATATAAAAGTAAATGTCTTTGTTGCTGTCTTCAGCCTCCAAGAACAGAAACTGTGCTACTAGTAGGCTAGCAGTATGTTCATTTACGTCAGTGTCCAGCATGACAATTCGATCTTTAAGCAAACGACTGTAAATGTCGTAAGCACGTTCACCTCGAGCTTCCTGCTCGATTACCATAGGTACTAAATTGGGCATCTTTTATCCTTCAATGTTTGATGTATCATAAGTTTGGTGGAAAATATCTTTCTTTACTACGCCGTAGTCGTTATGGCCGTGACGTACAATATAATCTTCTCCTGGATTGTAGTGTAGCTTTTCACCCCAGCTAGTGTCAACACTTCCGGAATGATCGGCCAACTTGGCAACCTTCATAATTTTCTTTGGGGTACAAATACCATGCCCATGATCATCTTTGAGTGCATCAAATTTTTCTGGACTGATTGGATATTTTTCCCCCTTTGGACCACGCATAATGTAATAACCAGCTGGGTATTTTACAGGACCTTCCAGTGTGTCAATTACACCTGGTTCATCTGCAATGTTGTAATGTTCTTTGGCAGGCTTTTTATAAGTTTCAAACCCGCCATGTTTAAACCAAGCATCGGTGATTCCATTCATAGATTCTACGATGTTGATGTATTCTTTAATCATTTTCCACCTTTATGTTAGTTAATTCCGCAATCATTTTAAACTTTTCCCAAGCCATGCGGGCAGCTGGGTTTTGATCTAATTCCTTATCCATTAATACAATTTCACGCCAATGATAGGCAGGTGATCTTATGCCAGCACCAAATTTGCGAGGTTGATGAATTTTGCCATCATCCCAAAGTTGCAGGGTAACAGCTCTGACTTCGTCTTCACGATTTTTCAATCCACTCCAAATACCATGTTCATAGGCGTAGCCATGCCAAATAGCATCCCATTGATCATCCAGAGTAGGATCAAAATGAGTACCAGTGATTAACACTTGCACATCTTCTGGATCCACTACTCCTTCTACGATGTCTCGAATACAACGACTCAATGAGTAGCCAATTTTCATTTTAATCCCTTAAACGTTCAATGTCATCTTCGACACATTCTGAACCATGTTGAATTTCAATCACATGTAAGTTAGTAGTGCCGGTATTTTCCAATTGATGCCATTCCATAGTGTCTATTCTAATGGTACTATGCTTTTGAATATCAGTGAACCCAACTCGCCAATTAACTCGCCCTTCTCCCTTGACCACATACCAAAATTCATTGCGATGTTGATGACGTTGCATACTTAATTTTTTGCCCGGGTCCACAATTAATTCTTTTACTTTAACTGTGGTGTCAACATCACTGAGTACTTTCCAACACCCCCAAGCACGTTCAGTACGATTGGTTCGCCAATCTTCTAGGATCCAGCTACTTGAGTTCTTTTTATCTTCTCCGCCCACACCAAATACAAATTCAATGTTACCATCGTCGATATCCATTTCTGGAATATTTTGTTGTGTGCGATCTCCGCCATTGGCAAATATAATAGTGGCATCAGGGTACATTGCTCTTACACCAGTAATTGCATTTTTACTGCTGCCATCTGCGTCAGGGTAACAAACTACTCGATCAACTACACGAAGAGAACTGACAATTCGTTCTCTTTCGTAGATGTGCATAAAGGCTCTGCCCTTTTTTCGTTGGAGCCATTCGTCTGAGTTTAGCCCAACAATCAACATATCACCTAAAGCTTTGGCTGCTTCAAAATATGCAATGTGTCCACTATGGACGGGATCAAATCCACCAGTAACCAGTACTACTTTCATCGACCCTCCTTAGTTTCTACTATTTTAGGACCTGTACTGATAAAACTCATTCCACTGGCTTTGCCCTCATAAATCTTACCATTCCATGCTAATGAAATCTTGACGCTTTTGTTAAGGCTAACGGTTAACATTTTGCCTTCTTTGAAACTTAAAATTTCAGCAGGCACTTCACGATCATTATTTTCATTGATCACAGTACAAGTATCAGCAATGTACTTCAATTTATGTCCTTGATTACAGGTTCGTATGCTTCTAGTCGTTTACGCAATTGAGCGTTTTCGAACTCTAATTCTTCAATATGATCTGCCACTCGCTGTAATAGCTCACTTAAATTAGCACTAGTTAATCTAACAATATCACTGATGTTCTTATCCATTATACTTCCAATACAATATTTGGATCCCAACCACTGGGATCTTCGTAACCTTCATAACCACGTGGGTTACATACAACTCTAGTCTCACCGATCACATAGTCAAATGCATGATGCGTATGCCCATGTGTCCACAACTTGATTTGAGGATGATCAAGAATGAATTCACTAAGGTCACTGCTAAATGCACCATTTTGAATACGTTCACCTTTGTACATTTCATGTGTGCTCAACTTGCTAGGACTGTGATGACCCACTACTACATATTTTTTACTGGGATCATTTTCTACCACATGTTTAATATAGGCCACATGATCATGATGTTTGTTAACTGTATCCTGTGGACGTAGTCTGGCATAGTTGCGTTGACTATTACGAATAATACGATAATCATTCATCATGTCTGATACCGAATATAAGGTAATAGGATCACCCTTGTTCATGTCAGTCCAAAGAGTACAACCAACAAAGATCACATCCTCGATTTGTTTAGCATCCATTTCTAGAAAGTAAACATTAGGATATACTGCACACTCTTCCCGTAGATAATCAATGGCATCAGGAAATTTGCCGTGATAGTATTCGTGGTTACCTGCAACAAAAATCACATGCGGAAATCTATCACTACACCGCTTTAGAAAATTTCTATAAAGTATAGCAGCATTTTGTCTAGCACCAAAAGTATTTTTTTTATTCAAATAGTCAGCAGGGTAGTCATGTAGGTCCTGTGCCACCATGATATCTCCACTGAGAATTAGCACATCACAATTTTGCTCATTGTAAATTTCGATGTCGCCGAATTCTAAATGGATGTCGCTAATTAGTTTGATTTTCATTGTGCCACTTTAACATAATTAAGGCGAGATTCTTCTACTTTAAATTTCCAATGCTTACGATGATCTTTAACTTTGGCCTTGACCAATACAGCCGGGCCTAATTTCATTTGTTCCTTAGCAAACCATGTAGCTAATTTATTATCAATTATAGCACAGATGTTCCAAGAAACAAACTTATCTGAGTATTCTGATTGAATAATTTCACAATCTTTATCAGCCAATTTAGTTCCAGGTTGTCCCAAAAACCCTTCATCAAGCTCACGTAGTTTACGCTTGATTTCCTTTTCTTCCAAGCTCTTATAATACCATTGTGGCATATAAGCAACAAGCCCAATACTAACTTCGGGAATACGCCCAGTTTCCAAAAAACGACTAATGTCCATTAGAAAATCATTTTCGCCACTGATCACATTGAACATGAGCTTACGTCCATATTGTTGGATAACATCAGCCAGCTCACGATCTTCATCTAACACTTCCATAGAAGGCGGTCGTTCATTTTCCCTTCTACGCAATTCTTTTTTGATAAGCTGTTTGTTGGCACTTTTGACAAACAAACATTCATTAGTGTCTTCATCATATACAGATTGTTCTACTTTTAGATAGCCATTGTTGGTTCTATAAGCAGCACAGGCCAATTCTAGTACTGGACGAAGCTCAATAGTTTTCAGTTCTAAAGTCATCATTTTGAAATTTTGGTAATGATTAAGGATTCGCCTTCTTGTTTAACATCTATCTGATCGCCTTCTTTCAATCCTAACTTCTCTGATATTTCAGGGGGGATTTTGAATAGTACATGATCGGGGTCATCAGGGATATCTTCAAAAATATCTTCCACGTTGTAAGTAGTCATAATCTATCATCCTCTTCTTCGGGTAATACGCACCAACCTAAACGATCTAAGTCCTGTTCAACTTCTCTAGTTACATAACCTTCTGGTACATGATCAGGCATACGACCATGAGTTTCATCGTAGCTGTCATAATCAGCAGTGCCACGTCCACTACAATACCAATCCATGTAGTCGCCCTTTTCCTGCATGTCGGCAATAATGCCACCAGCATAACGCCAAGTGCAAGTCCAACGTTGATCTTTCAAAATGTTCCACATTTCTTTTTTACGAAACTGTCGATTGCATAGAGCAGCATAAAGATTCTGTGCATAACCATTGTTAGTTCGTACTTTTTCCAACATCCAATCAGTGGTACGCAGGTCGTATTCTAAATTGTCTTTTTGCCATTTGGGATCGTTGACTCGATCTCTGGATTCACGACGGCTGTCTTCGTACATTTTTATGTAGGCTTGATTGGGTTGTTCATTAGTTCGCTCACAGCGAGCCAAGTATCTTTTTATTTGAGTAGTATAACGTTCTGGGCTTGTACTAATCTTTTTCAT